TTACTGTGCCGGATGGTTTAATACATGTCACTGCTGTTGATTGATTGATACCCAGTTCCTTCGAGTACTTCAAATTCGTGTCTACTGCCACACTCTTCAGTTCTTGTAAAACCTCTGGAAGAGAAGTGAGTGATGCCTTACCATTTGTTATCTTGCTGTCCATGATACCAGTAAGAGATACACCAAGCAGACGTTCTTCTTCACAGTTTCGTTTCCATGCAGCAGAGACATATCTGAAGTTCGTAAGAGTAGACTGAAAGGTTCCAAGAATTGAAGCAAGCCTTACCTTGTTGAGAAGACTGTGCTTGGTGTCGTTTGCTCTGACCACAACCTCAGATAGATTACAGAACTCACGATTACGTAGAATGATTTCAGAGCAAGGGTTAGTTCCAAACTCATAATCCTCTGTATTCCTACGACCATTCTTTGCTGCCATCGTTACTGCTGACATTCTATTAAAGATGCCACGTTCACCTGACTTGGACTCATACAATGCTTTCCACTCATCCATGAACACACCCATGTCTGGTTTCTCTGTATAGCAAGCAGAGTTGTTCGCAAGTGCTCTCTGTGGTTCTGTGTTCCACCATTGACCAGTCTTTGCATGTCGCATACGATCATCAGATAGATTCGATAGACTGATAAGAGCAGAACGTCGAACTCCACCAACCACTACAATCTCTGCTATCTTACATACAAGGTCATGACATTCTAGAGAAGACAGTTTACGTCCAGATGCGTTTTGAAATAGACTGACAGCAAACTTGAACAACGATTCCAACGGTTCCGGTCCTGATGCTCTGCCACCAAAAGTTTTAAGTGGTGCACCAGCTGGTCGAACTTTTGACAAATCCCATCGTGGAATCTGACCAACGTATAACATACCTACAAGTTCTTTAAGTGATTTTGCCCATCCTAATTTGCTGTCTGCTACGACTATTGTTGTGTCTGACATATTAAAGTCATCAGCAACAACCGGCAACTGAGATACATATTGACGTTCAACACTAAAACCAACTCCAGTGCCATTCATCAACACATAGAGAATCTCATCGAACGACTGAACTCGATCAACTGCGATATAAGAACAGTTGTACCCTGCAATGTTCTCTCTCCTAAGTGCTTCACCAGCAGTCATAATGCAACGCATAGACGGCATTATCTGAAGACCCAACACTGCTTCTTCTAACTCTGTTCTAAGTTCATCCTTGAGAGTGTAGTTGACGTTCTCTTTAAGATGCTCCGTGAAGAAATCAAAATACCTACAAATAGTTTCATCCCATGTTTCCCGCCTTCCTTTATCCGGCAACCATCGTGAATATCTAGAAAGGTGTATAAACTCTTGATACGATGTAGGAAAGTAGTTGTTAGGCATTTGTTTTTCTCCATTTTACGAACCTTAGTTGGGCCTCTGCCATACTAAAGGAATTCTCTATTATAATTTGTTGGACTTCTTCTTTTGTCATACCTGACATAATCATGTCGTTAATATCTTTGTGTTCTATGTTACTTGGCCATATAACGACTTTACGACCTTGGTCTATTGTCTTCTTAATCAGTTTACATAATTCTCTATTTCTTGGTTCATTGTCAAATACAGCAGTCACCTGTTCATTTGATATAGACTTACCAGCAATGACCAGAGGTTTAGATAAGTCTGCATCACCAACTGCAATACAGTTATCAAGGAACATACTATCTATCGGTCCCTCAACAACGTAAATCTCTTTACTGATATCTACTCTATCTAACCCATAAATCTTATCGGCATTCTCGTCTAACTTGATGGTAATGTACTTAGGTTGCTCTGTTCCAAATGCTCTTCCTGTATAAGCAAACACTTCTCCCTTTTCATTACGGAAAGGTATTAGCATCCTTGGGTGGTCACCATTCAAGGATGGAAATTTGTCCTTTATTTGTTCGTTCGAAAATTTATAAAATGATGTACAAAGATAGACATCCCTGAGTTTGTCCAATGGTATAAGTCTTTTGTCTGCCAGTTTTCTCGCTGGGTGTGTTTTAGGTAGGTCCGAAAAGGATTTAAGATTTTTGAGAATATTGCCTTTGGTGAAAACTGGGACATCGAAATTAAACTCCGGTTCAGGGTTGTTTGTTTTAACCCCTCGTCTATAACGTTCTAGTATATAGTCATCGTAAATTTTTGAGTTTACATGCTTGACAAGATTACCTAGTGTTGCTCCGACACCGCAATTGTGACACTTGAAAAACAGGTCATTCTTCTTGCGATACACGAACCCCCTTGCCTTTGTACGAGACTTTTGAGAATCACCACAATAGGGGCATCTGAAGTTCCACAGAGCATCTCCCTTCTTCTTAAAGATAGGGAGCTGATAACTGATAAGGTTCAGGTATTTTATATCAATATAAGACATTCACACATTATATCAAACATCACCATAGAATGTCAAGAGAAGTTTATGAATTTATGTAAAAGGAATCCTGCGACGATAGAACCACCGATAAGAACGTGTCTCCATTTTTCAAGCACACCTACACGGGAAACAAGTTCGTCTCGCATTCTCTGAATCTCTCTATTTTGCTCTGCGTGTTGTGCAGCAGCATTGGTCATAATCTCTTTGGTGTTCGTAGTGATTCTAGAATGTAGTTCTTGTATTTGGTGGGACAACTCTAGTCTACGAGACTCTAGTTGCTCTTCTTGTGACAGGATTGCTTCTTCCTGTCGGGTTAGTTTTTCTTCATGCACCGCAAGCATACGGTGAATAGAGTTGGAGACATCGGTGAGCTTCTCAATTGCAATATCAAGTCGGTCATGTATTTTTGCTTGGTCATGTAACTCTTTCTTGAGAAGCTCAACCGTTGTCTCCAGATCAGCCATGATTAGTCTTCTTTCATCCAAAGGTTATAGACACCCCATGCCACCGCACCGTACAAGCACATTGTTGCTAGGGGAATAATGCCGCAAATAACGGCCACCGCACAACCACCAATAATAATACCATTCCAACTGGAACGTTCTTTCAGTCTATCTGTTAACCACATAGTTTTCTCCTTATGTTTAAGTTATCTAGATTTCCTCTCAAGATTTTGCAATCTCTGTTCCATATCATCCATTTTTAACGCAACATTAGGATATCTTTTCCTCCATCGTTTTTCACCTTCAAGGATTTTTATATTTAGTTTTTTCGCAGTCCAAGTAGAGAGATTGTCTACCTTCTTATATAACCAAATACCAAATTTGGTATCGGCAAACCAACTGTTTGTTGCTTGTCCAAGTATAGCACCGGCTATAGCTTGTATCGCCCAGAACCACATTTGTGTGAATTACTCCTCTTTTGCCGAAGCAGGACCAGATCCAAATATTCTGACTGCCCAGTAAGCGGAGTACTTTTTAAAGGAAGATACTTCAGGTTCAGCAGAGTGCATGCCTAGTAAAAAAACTTTATCAGAAATGCCTCTTGCTCTACTCCAAAGTTCTCTGTTGTTTGTCTTTGCTGGTTCTACGTTACAGTTTCGTACATTAACATTATAGTATATACGCAGTTTCGCATAAAGATGGTCGTGTATTACTGCTGCACGAGCAACATCCCACGGTGCGATAACTGCCCACACCAAACGAGGTACAGATGCCAAATCAGTCTTCATTCCTTTTCCAGCACTTACTCTACCTGTATTAGAGACATTTGCTCCAATCTTCTGAAGACAGTCTATCTCTGATTCTGTCAATTCCTTTGTGACAAACGACAGTGTTCTTTCTAATTCCCAAGTCCTTGGTGGACTGAACTCAGCTTGTATCTTTCCGTTAAATTCGCCCATCTATCTTTCCTTTGGTGTTATCGCCTTTTCATAGTAAATAATGATTTCTTTCTGTTGTTCTATATATCGTTTTATATCTGCCATATTTAGTGCCAACGATTCATAGTCTCTAACACTCAGAACGTATCCGACTAGTTCACCATTCTCATCTGCAAATCGTTTCTTGAACTCTGGAAAATTCTTCTCAGTCACTACATACCATTGGATGTCTTGCATATCCAATTGTCTAGGACGATTCTGTAAAGGAATCTTCCTCTCGACTTCTACTGTCTGAATCTCAACCTGTTTAACACTTGGAATCAAGGAACAACTAGTTATCAGTGGTGTTATCAGTATCGGTAGAAGTAATATTTTCAAATTTTTCAAATAATCTTTTTGTGCCATTGTTTATCTTCTCTTCAACTAGACCCGGCTTTTGAAGACTCAATCTCGCAAGGTCGTGTTTACGTAGTTTACTAATTAGTTCATTCTTATAATCGTTCGCACTGTCTAATCTTGATTGTAATTCATTATTTAGACTTGCGTATTTCTGAGCATCTTTTACAAGAGTGTCTATGGTCTGGGTTTGTGTCTTTGCAGCCAACTCTAGTTTAGAGTTATTCTCTGTGAGAACCTGTATACGTGCTTGTGTGTCTTTGTAGTAATAATAACCACCATAGACTGCTCCACCCACAAGTCCGAAAACTACAATTAGCATGTAAACTTTAAGCATCAGTCATCTTCTTCGTAGTCGTATTCTATTTCACCGATAGAAGAACAATCCTCTCCCAAAGGTTCATCTAGAATTTCATGGTAGCAATTTTCTCGAAGAAAGTCTCTCACTGTGTCAATAGGAATTGACATTGCCATATGTGTTACTGGTGTACCCCATCCTATAATACGTACTTTGCTAGGCACACCAATCAACTCATATTTATCTCTTTTTACAGAATAACGAAAGAGTGCACCACCAGAGTCACCGTAAATAATCGGTGATGTGGTGAGAAAATATGGCTCTCCTTCTATAATGCGGTCTAGATTAGAGATGTGTCCGAAACTACTAAACGGCGGTTCTCCCAATCCTGCTCCACTCAACCAGACCTCATCATACAAATATATCTTTTCTCCATCTGGTAAAAGAGTTGCTACAGGTCCGTCTATAGGTCTTTCTCTATCTCGTAAACGGAGCAATGCCAAATCTAATCGGTCATTGTATGCAACAATTTCT